CTATATCGTTTGTTGTGATAGATTTTATGTTCACATCACCTAAAATATCAATCCATCTTTCAAGCAATCTGTTCTGAACTTTATAGGTGCTTTCTTTTATTCTCTTTTCTGTATATGCTGCATAGATATTAAATAATTCCTCAAGTGTGATATTCTTGTATGGGTCTTTCACATTCTCTTTGAATATGATCTCTGCTTTTACTGCATCCTTCTTTTTTGGAAAGCCACGTTTCTTATATTGTCTATACTTTCCGTTCTTCATTTTGTACGAACCATAGAAATACCACGTACCTGTTTTTTCATCTTTCTTTACTGCCATGTAATTTTCCCTCTTTCTTTAGATAACACTTAAATTTTATAAAAAACTAGTGAAAATAGGTGAAAAACAAGGCTATTTTATGCCAATATCATGCCAATAATATATATCATACTTTATATAAAGCAATTTTCTTTTTGTTGAATGATATTTATAAGTTTCTAGCTCTTTATTTTCCTTTATTTTTTATTCATCTAGTTTACTTTATGTTCTCATATTTTCTCGTTTTTGACCACATTTTATTTAATTGAACCTAAAAAAACATTCCATGTTTTATGCCACGCACTTTATGCCATTATGCCAAAAACATATTATTGTTTCCTTTCCTTATAATATATAAACAAAAAAGTCTCCCGCTTGGTAAGGAGACTCTTTTGCATAAGTTTTAGTTATCTTAGAAAGGGTGTGCTCATCCATGAAGAACACATCAATAATATAGCATATAATTTTCAAGATTTGTTAAAAAAACAAAAACCATACCTGATGTGGATGAGGTATGGAATCGTTTTGGTGACAGTATCTAAAAAGGGGAGTTTTTAGCAATTGTCACATTTTGTTGTTGTTTATGCTAGTGCCTACAAGAGAAAAGTGAAGATACAATCACACGTCTGCAATCGTCTCTACACAAAAGAGAGCTTCGGCCTTTATCACTCTGCTTTTTCCTAGCAACATGATTATATCATATCAGTAACTTAGTAAAAAGAACCATACTTAAAATCGCTTGGTATGACTATAGATCAACACTAATAAACCTATATGCCTAACTTGGATTTGTACATCAAGCTAACATGGTTCACTTAGAATTTCTCATGTTTTGGCCTTTGTTAGTATAACATATCAAAAACTGCCACACAATTAAATGCGTAGCAGTTTCGTTTCTCCTTATACCTAATAAATGGTATACGAGATAAAAAGAATATGATCATATTCCCCTAAGCATAGATATTATACCATATTGTGGTATTGGTTGCATTGTGCACTCTGCTAATCTATGTGCATATATTTTAACACAAAAAAGCAAAGGACGTATAAATCATACGTCCTAGGAAACTCCTTCTACTCTAGTAGACGAGCTATTTTATAATTGGCTATCTCGAGCTTGCGTGATATTTAAGGAGCAACATGATTTTCATTTCCACCAATTAAATTTTCGTTCACGATAGTTCACAAGATCATAATGTATTTACAAACATATAAACCTCTTTTTTGCAGATTTTGTGCAAATACGAGTGTTTTATGTCGTATTTCGTACATTATGTACAATTATTTGAACAAATTAGCGATTTTTTCAACGATCTTTAGCAACAGTTCAATCAATTTATTGATTCCTGTCACATTGATTTTGTTTCCATTATCGTCTTTAGAATCTGTATTTGGTTCATCTTTTTTATCGTCTGTTGATTCATCTTTCTTTGGATTTGATTTATAAAAATCAATATCGTGGAAGATTATATCTTTGTCGATTGGGTTAGCTGCATACTGATGAATAACACCTACACCAGATTGGTCTGATTGAATATTACCATCATTCGTACCCCAATTTGCAATCCAAATAGGATATGTTGTTTCTACAAATGTTCCTAGCCAACTAGTACTAGTATAAACACCTGTATAATATCCCTTAGCACTCATATAGTCGCAGAATATTTTACAAGAGAAAGAACATCTTTCTTTTGTTAAGACACCAGCTTTCTTCTTGTAATTATCTGCATCCTCCATATCAAACCATACACCTAATTGAACATTTCTGTCTTTGATTAGATTATATATATACTCTGCTTCCGCTCTAGCTTGACTATCATCTAACGCATAATCATAGCAATACACACCATAAGGAATCTTTAATTGTTCACATTTATCTGCAAAATATTCAAATTTCTTATCAGTGTGTTCTCCGTAGGAAGCACGCAAAATCACAAAGTCATATTTTGATAAATCAATATCTGAACTGTTGTGTTCTGAAATATCAATTCCGTACCCCTTAACATTCTTAGTGTAATCCGTTGTAGGTGGCTTAGAAGGCTCTGTAGAAGGCTTAGAAGGCTCTTTTTTATCTTCCTCAGTATTTGTATCAGGCGCTCTGAATTTCGCCCACATTTGGCTTCTATCCTCTGTAGCGGACACTGCGGCAAAGAACTTTCTGTCTCCTTCTTTTCCAACAACGTATCTATGTCCATTTGTAACGCACTTCCAATAATAACGAATCTCATCTCCTGAATTGCATTGTCCAAATATTTCTCCACTTGGATTATCGTAGTGTTTATGCACACCATCAACAATGAATGTTGCGATACCATCTTCCTGAGTTAATTCAATATCTTGTGTTTCAGGAGCACCGATTGTGGCCCATGGCTCAACACCATATGATTCACTGCCACTGACTGCTGCGAAACATCTGACTCCATTTGTATGAATCCATGAAATCCATCTATGTCCAAGTCCTACCCATTTTTCTGTATAGACTTGTTTTTCGCCCTTTACAAATGTTCCGTAAGAAGCACCTGTTGGTGTATCTCTATGAATAACGATAGCAGTATCATTGTTGAAAGTTGCCATTCCATTTTCTTTAATCAATTGAGAAGCATCATATGTAGAAGCATTAGTATAGAATTTAGGTCTTAAATATCCCCAAATAGCACCTTGATAGTTTAATGGCCATAACATAGCTTTAGGTTTGCCTAGAACGTTCTGAGAAAGTGCTCTGCCTTCCCAATAGATAAATATATGTCCGTATCTTGCATCATCACCTACAGACACTCCCACATCACCATTTTGGGGAGCACCCGTAACAACATCAAAGTAACTTAAAACACCATTATTTGCTCGATTGAACCACCAATCTTTGGCATGGTCACGTGCAATACATGGCTTCCCTCCCCATGCCATCAATCCTTGAATTAATGAAACACATTGTCCACCATATGGTTCTACACTTTGAACATAGTTGATGTTCATTATTTGCCCTTTATTATTAAAAACCTTATTGATAGCATAGTTATAAAACTCTTGTGGAGTTCCCATTCTTTAACCTCCTTAATTTTTACCTAGAAGAAAGTCTTGAATTTCATCTCTAGCTTCTTGGAGTTTATCTTTGTTGTTTTCAGAAAGCATATTATTGATAATTGCGATATTTGCCTTTAATGTCAAATTGCCACGTTGCTTATCTTCTTCTAATCTTTCTTCATGTTCTCCTAATCTTCGAGAGTGTTCATTCAATTCTTTCTTAATCCCTTCTTGTGTGACAGCTAAACTTTCAATTAATTTTATTTTCTCATTATCTCTTGCTAACCATTCTTCGTGTTTTCTAACAGTTTCTTTTAAATCGTCATTAGGTTTCTTTAGCTCTTTAATAATCTTTACTACTCCCCAAGCGGAAGCAATGAAACCTAGAAGCCATAAAACATATTCTAAATCAATAGTGATAACTTTTCCCATTAATCACCTTTGACGTTGATTTTATCAATTCCATTATCCAATTGAATCTTAACGTATTCTTCAATTTCATCAAAAGTACTTTGAACGATTTCACTAATCATTTCTTTTGTAATAATGCCGTGCAATGCATCAGGTACTAGATCATAAAGCTTACTAACAACTTCTTCAAACTTCTTTCCACCTGCATTAGTTGTATCTTTGTAGTTGTCCTCTGCTTCTTTAATGTAAACTACTGCTTGCGCAGTGATTTTAGCAATCACTTCTTGCACTTCCTTTGCTTTAGTTTTAGCTTTTGTACTGAATTTAAAATACAAAGCTAATCCGCCACAAACCAAAGTAGCAGCAGTCTGTAATAAAGTTAAAAAATCTTGTACATTCATAAATTTACACCTCCAAAAATATTTCATCTCTCTCATATTTTCTGAGGTACTGTTTTATGGCATCTCAATTATATAATGAAAAGAAAAGGACGTACATTTTATGTAGCACGTCCTATAACTTATACAATACATTTTGTGTGATGTAATTTTACATTGTTCTTAGATACTTTAGCATAAATCATTGTTGTAGCAATGTTTTCATGCCCTAAAATTGCTTGGACTTCCTCAACACCCATGCCACGATTCAAACCATCTGTAGCAGTTGTATGTCTAATCAAGTGAGGGAATATCCTACGTTCAATTCCAGCTAATTCTCCAAGTTGTCATATTCTTTTCTCGATTCCAAATTTTGATAATCTCTTATGTGGTTTTCTGTCTGAAACAAACAACGCTTTATTATCATCATTTCTAGAATTAAGATAATTCTTTAAAGCAATCTCTGCTCTTGCATTTATGTATGATGTTCTATGTTTATTGCCTTTACCAAATAATACAACTTCTTTAGTTTCAAAATTAACATCTGCTTTATTTAAGTTTACAACTTCTGAAACACGACACCCAGTCGAATACAACAATTCAAAAAGAGCTTTATCTCTTAGTGTTACACAAGCATTTCTTAATTCTTCCAGTTCTATGGATGATAATGGCTTGCGTTCTTTTTCTTCATACTTGATTTTCTTAATATTTCTACATGGGTTACGATTTATATATTCTTCATTGCAACACCATTCAAAGAAAGCGTTGATAACAGTTCTTCTAGCATCTAGACTTCTGTTGCTTATTCCTCTTTGAGTCTGAACTTTATACAGATAAACTCTAATATCGTTTGTAGTAATCATTTTAATAGGCTTATGTACTTGTCTAAAAAAATCTTTTAAGTAAAGATCGTACATCTCCAAAGACTTCATACTCATTCCTTCAATCTTTCTTGTTACGAAGTATGTTTGATAGCACTCAGGCATATAATTGGTATAAAGTGCTACAGATGTTTCAATAGGCTTTATTTCATAACCGTTAACAAATACAGTTAACTTCTTAAACAATACACTTAAAATATCTTTATCAAAATCATCTGATAAAGACGAAATAAATTCATTCACAAATTGTTCTTTCATAATTTCTCCTCCTGGCATAAAAAAATATAGTCAACGGTCGAAATTATGGTATAATAAAAACGACCTAATCAAGGTTGAAGTTGGATGATGTTTTAGCGGACAATTCCAACTTCTTTTTTTATGCATTTTTCCTAAATTAAACTTACTACACGTGCTTAAAATAATCAAGCACAAGTAACAAATTAAATAAATTCTTATTAAGTTTATTACGTACCGTCTGTCGGTAATCTTTTCATATTGTTGAGATTTATTAATGCGACATCAACCATTTAGCACATTTCTGTGCAAGTAGAATATCTCCACTTTCGTTCTGATGAAGTTTATCGTTCAGAAGATAGTACCCAACATTATGTGAATTTATACCGCAATTATGAAGCAAGTCATAATAAGGGATATTGTATTCTTCGCAAACTTCTTTTTCTGCGTTTACGAAATCTGCAAGTGAGTTTCCGTGTCTATCAACGGTTATATCTCCACGATATGGATTACTTATAAAACGCATACAAATGTGTGGAAAGTTATCAAGAATGTTTTCAATTGCAGTTCGCATACCATTTTTAAATTTTGTAAGGTCTGTTGATGTTGCAACATAATCATTGTTTACATCGTTCGTGCCAGCCATTACTACAATATCCGTAATCGTATTGAAATTAAGAGCTTCAAGTCTATCTGCGTTTGCTCTTTTATCCTCTGTAACACTTGTCTGCTTTGACAACGCATTTTCAAGTTCAGAAAAATCACCACTGATAATCTGACTTGATAATGCCATAAACCCTGTTCCTTGATATGCTTCTGCTCCATAAGTCAAAGGAGCACCTGCAAAAGAACAATCCTCGACAACACAACCTATGTATTCTGCTATTCTATGTGGCAGTAATTGAAACTGTGAAATGCTATCGCCAAACCATGCAATCTTCATATTATGCAAGAAAAGTGTTGGTCTAACTTCCATTGAATATTCAAAATACATTTTGAAATTAATAGACGAGATTTTATTAACAGACAAAACGACAACATCTCCAGTAGAAAGATTGAAGTCCCAAGAAGATGTATCTGAACCATGTTTTCTTCCTATTTCCTGATTGAATGTTGATGGACTTGGCTCTCCATTATAAATGCCAAGAAAACCATATGAAGAATATCCAAGATTATTCATATGCCATCTTCCATTATGTGGAATTGTGTACTTATACGCAAAATACGAAGTATTTTCAGTTAAAGCTCCATCTGAACCGACAATATAATTATCCAAATATTCGCACTGATCTTGTGTAATTATCAGTTCGTTGCTTTTCTCGACTTTCGGAGCAATCGTTTCAGAAATATTTAATGCATTATTGGCTTTTTCGTTCGCAGAATCAGCAACTTCTTTTGATGGATTTGCCATGTTTTCTATTTCTGACAACTTTTCTCCATATTTAATCACAACCTTATTATTTGCTTTTATTTTAATCGAAGATGATGATGTATTTTCTACGATAACAATATAATTAGACGGTACTACGGCTTTATTTGATTCTGTCGGTAATGATGAATCGGTAGAAGAATATCTTCTTACAAATGTAGATGATGATGGTTCTCCTGAGAAAATATGAATAAAACATACTCCAGTTAAATTGTATGTATAAAATTCATATTCATTACGTACACCATTCATTCTAAACCATCTATACGAAGGATTCTCAACATAGTTTCCATTGCCATCATAATAACCACCAACACCAGTAGAATCCCAATTATCACTAATCAAATTACCAATTTCTTTAAATTCTTGCTCTGTCTGTTCGTATGTTATCATCTGAGAAACATATTCAGAAATCTCAACTAAATCTTCCTTTAGTTGACTAACCCCTAGTGCTTCATCTAACTGTTGAACAGTACCTTTTTTAGTTCCTTGTCCATCTTCAACGATCAATAAATCTTCCTTGTTAATGCCTGTTGTTTCAGGCAATTCTTGTATTCTAACTCCCATTATATGTACCTCCTATTTAATTTTCATAGCTTTTATAGTGTTGAATATTACCTTTTTTGTTGTAGTAAACTGCTTTTATTTTCTTTATAACTCCATTGTCGTTGTAGAAAACCTTGGCAGTCCTTAATCGCTCTTTTCCAATTGTATCAACAATCAAGTTAACTCCATTCTTAGCCAAGATGTCTACTCCGTCTTTAGTTAGAATTTCTGTTTGATACAAATTTGTATTGTATGCAAGTTTAAATTGGTCAACCAATGTTTTAAAATCGCATGTAGCACTATCTGATTTAGAACCGAAGTTATCAACTACACGAACGTATAGTGTATAACTTGTTTCAGGGCTTAAATTGTCTAAATGAATTTGCGTATCAGTTCCCACATTAATCCAATTTGAATTGTCTAGTGAATATTCATAGTGATCTATTGTTGCTCCTTCATTTGCAGAGAATCCATACCAAGCAAACATACCGCCATACGGTGTTAACCGTGTACATTCAATACCACCTACGTTTGGTTTTTCATGGTTCAATGTTGTAAATGATGTACTAGCTGCTAACGAAGGTTGACCATAGTTATCGACCATTCTTACATAGAATTTATAGTTTGTATTAGGCTTCAAATCACTAAGAGTTAAGCTTGTTGCTTTACCTTGGTCTGTCCATTTTTTTTCATCATTAGATGTTTGATAAGAATAATCCGTGGCCATGTCTCCTAATGAGAATCCACTCCAACTAACTTTTGCAGAATTGGACGTTACCGAGCTTAAAGAAACACTTCCTTTTGAAGGCGCATTAGGATATTTAGTTGTTGTGGTAAAATCAACTGCTTCACTCCAAACTCCATTATATTTCCTTTTAAAGCGATAATATCCCGTGTATTTTGTGTTCGGCTTTAATCCTGTCCATGTATCTACAAAAGGCGTATCTGCTTTTATTACTTTATTCCAATCCGTCCATGTTTTCCCATCACGACTCCATTGGTTTTCCTCAGAATAAAACGGAACAGAAATTGTACAATACATTGTTTTGTATGTACTTCCAACATTGCTTATTGTTGCCTTGTCTGCGGTTCTATCAATATTAGGAAGCGAGATGTATACTGTATTTGTGTTTGTAGGGATACCTATAGCTCCTGTATATGTTCCATTAAACCAATAATGCACTTCGCTTGATGCATTACCATTAGAATCATGGTCAACAGTAAATGAACCATTTTGTAGAACATATTCCTTGTTCGTACCAGCGCCACCATCTGTTAATGTAGCATGGCTACTGTAATCCGGCGCTCCTGTAACACCAGCTGACCAATCTTGTTCAAGACGATAACCTGAATAGCTTGGGTTTTTATTTTCAACTAAAATCATAGTTCTTGTATGGACTGTAGACCTATTATTTATAACATCTTGTTCGCTCCATGCGTATACTTGGAAATACATATTGCATTGGCCACTGTATGACCAAATTTGATGATTAGCAAGAATAGACCAATTATATCCAACATAAGTCATAGATTAGTCTCCTATCTGAAAGTAGAAATATCCGTTAGGACAATTTGTTGTAGTAGGGTCGACAGTTCCAACTTTATAACGAATCGCTTCAATATTTACTGCATGGTTTTCATCAGGTGGTATCGTTACGTTATTAACCTTGATTGTTTTGATAGGCACTAATTGATCTACAACTTCTTGTTTAATATATCCAGCATCATTTTGAAGTTCAGATACATTTTTAGGAATTTCAGTTTTCTTTGCATAAACACTAGCTAAATCTAGATTGACAATATAATCAACAGGACTAATTGTATTTCCATCTAATTTAATAGTTGTGATAGGCACTTGAATAGCAATGTTTTTTTCGTTGTCTTTGGCAATGTTTGTCCCGTTTACAGAAATTGTCTTTACGAATTGATTTAGAATTTCCATTAAATCCAATTGATTAGAAATATCGCCAATCATATTTCCCCATTTGATTTTCAGATTCGCATGGTCATTGATTACTTGAATTTCTTTTCCGTTGTAGATATAGAATAATCCTTTTGAATCAACATACGCATGGTCTCTACTTGGATTAGTAATATCATTTACAGAATCAACGATTTCTAGCCAAAATTGACAATCACCATCTTTTAAAGGAAATACTACTGCCATATCTTTGTTACATACTACAGGTTGCATATTATTTTCCTCCAGCTTTCATAATGTCTGCAAAACAAGATGCACAAGAAGTAATTTCTACACCTAAGAATTTTGTACAAGCTTCAATAAACTTCTTGTTAATCTCCAAAGCAATATTCAATAATTCAGGGTCTCTATTCGAAGCTTGATATGCTTCAAATGCAGTGTACATAGCCATACTTAAATGTTTAACTAAACACCACTGTTCTCTATCCCCTTTGCCGCCAAAAGAATTGTATAGATAAAGCATTTGAGAACGTCTGATATTGGCATAATCATCAATTTCATCCTTTAGTGCTTCAATCTTTTCTAAATTATCAGGAATTTCTTCTTCACTAATCAATCCGTTTTCAACCTCAGAAATACGTTTTTCTAATAAGGTTTTAGCGTGTAGTTCTGCACTTGCAATTTGTGTAAAACTACGGATAATATCTTCTCCAATTCCCGAAGTGCTATATTTGTTTTCCATCTACACAACCTCCTTTTTGTATGCTTTGATAGACAATCTAGCAGACTGTTGTTTTTGTTTTCTTTTAAAGTCAATTTGTTGACTGTTCAATTTCAATAGCGATATGGCAGACTGCCAATCTCTAGGATTTTGTTTTACATGATTTGATAGGTTTTCAATCCTTTGTTCATATCTATTCATAGATACCTCTTATCTGTTTACATGACTATATTTAAGATAATTTACTAACGTACAATCAAAATTTCCGTTTCCTGTTACTTTGATTGTTTTATATCCTGGATCTAATATTCTATTTCTCTCATCCTCTGAAAGATATCCACAAGCTTTAAGAACATCAAAATTCGAGTATTGCCCAGGCCATAGTCCATTGCCTGTAATCCACGCTCCGTTGAATTGCTGCTTGAAATATGGTGTCATGTCTATTCCTTCAATCTCAACATTAAAGTTTGTAGCAGTAGAATTATCTATTACTAGTTTAAACTCAAAACGCTCATAATAAATCAAATCCTGAGAAATTGACATTCCTATTACCGCTGGTTTAGAACTTGAACATCCCCATCTAGGGAACTCGTACCCATAAAAATCAACTATATGGTTTCTACGTTGAATGGAATTGTATCTTCCTTTTTCTTTCAAATCATAGACACTATCAGCTAATATATTTATCGCCTTACTAATATCCATAACTAACCACTCTTTCCGTCTCTATCTGTTCTTAGGAATTTCTCTAGAGTCAATGTGTCTATTTCAACTCCTGTTTTATCTATTTCTCTTTGTAGGCTTGTGATATAGAACCAATCGTCTTGTTTTAGAATACGTTTCATGTATCTATTGCAACTTCCTAATTGCAATAAATTGAGATCATAAATAAATCTGATTCTATCGCCTACGTTTACTTCTTTAGGTAATGCTTCACAAGAAACGTTGATAGAAAACTTTCTTCTTGCATTAATTAGTTTTCTACAAGCACAATCATATACAACCTTGGCAGCATAAATTCTATCGTTATCAGTAATGATAGTAGTCCCATTTGTGGACTCAGGGTCAATGCTCTGTTGCACGTACACACTCTTTACTCTGAAAATACCAATGATATTTGATGTACTGATTGTTGTTGTATTGCAATATGGATAAGGTTGGTTTTGGCCAAAGAAATTCGCTCTACCATTACCAGCATCTGAAACGTACATTGCAACGTGTGATGTAGGTGTGTCACCACCTCTTCCAAATATGCACCAATCACCAAATTGAGGTGTATCAACGTAATCAAAGTATTGAGAATAGCCTAATTCATCTCTGTTATACCAAATGTAATCTGCATACCCATCACCGCCTATAGCTCTCGTAGGGTCGGGATAATTTAATGTCTGCAATGCTTTTTTCCAAGCATCTACACATTGATATGGTTGCTCAGGAGGTACACCATCCATGTCGATAGATTGACCATTCCATGTGTTGATAAAATTCTGAGCATTCCAAGGCCTAGCTTGCGTTTTATCCGTATCGGTTGTAGTTCCGTTATCGTCTTGTTCCCACTCAGGAATCAAACCATAAACACGTTGAGCAAATTCAATACGTTTTTGATACTGTAAATCAATAGATGTATCACCTCGCTCATAATCTGCCATAAAAGCCATTACCATGTAATTCATATCGGCTTCCATGTGTGACCATTGTTGGAATGTAATGTTATATGAAGGAGTAGGAATCCAAGGCCCATTTGTAGCGTTTGTTGACCATTCTTCAACTAACTTAGCTACTTCCCCTTTTCCGTACATTGTGTAGCTTGTATACCCATGAGAGCCTAACCAATTTGTAATTCGTGTGTATGGTGTCCATTGAACCAATCCAAATCCTTTTTGAGAATCAGGAACATCACCCATTTGATACAAGTTAGGGTTTAATGTTGATTCTACGTGACACGAACCACATAAAGCAGCAATAGCAGATTTGCTCCAAATGTCTTTTAAAGAGTGCCATAAGGTTTTAGCATTGTTTATTTCCTCTGTATCCGTCAAAAATCTTTGCTCTTTAGGAATGACCCATTTATAGTCTTTAGAGTCTTTTGTCATGTCCTCTAGACTAAATGGCGATAAATCATCAAAAGCAAATGTTCCTTCAATGAATACACCGCTTTCATATCCAACTGATTCCGTATCAATAATCGAATACTCCAATTGATTGTTAGGAGCTAATTTAGGAAAGTCTACATATTCATAATCACGCTCGTTATTTATGTTTGATCTCAAAATAACTACAGGAAACTTAGGGTTCTGTAAGCTTTTATCGTTATATACTTCTCTTAATGACAAAGAGGACATACCACTATCAGATTTATTAGCATAAACTGTAGCTAAGTTAATAACATCCGAAAAATTGGTTTCCATTGTTGGCTCACCAATGATTCTGTAGTTTCTTCCTAATGTTGGTTTATTAGAAAGCATAACAGGTTGTTTCTTTCCAAAATATCCAACTTCAACTTGCTTATCATTTGTAAATGGAACTCTCCAATAAACAGATTGTGTCAATTCACAAGTTTTAGTAAGTGCATCCAATTTAGATTGTCTAGAATAAACATAGTCAATCTTTTCGTTATCAATCTCAGTTTCAAAGTTCATCTTCCACTGAGTCGAATAATACATATCTTCGCTTTCGTATACGTTCTTTATAAGAGCGTTTTTAACCGCATAATTTGTTGGGACTTGTCTATATGTCCATTCGTTGATTACGTGCGTTAGAGATATGTTTAAACCACTTACAGAGGGTTTATAGTTGGTAATCATTCCGTAGAAAACTCCACAATCCATGATTACCCTCATTTCTTTTCTTCCTGAGATTAAATCGTAGTATTCGTTAGGAATTGTGATTTGCATTTCAGGTACTGTCATTAACTCGTTTGAAAAACTGATTGTGCTTAAAGCCTCTCTGAATCTTTTCTTAACTTTTCCAAATTCTAATATTTCAAAGTAAGGAATCATATTTACTCCTAACTACCAATTTTGCCTTGTCCTACCCATTTACCATTTTTTCTGATTCTACTTGACCCTTGGTTTTCTTTATTCGCTTTATCAGCACTATATTTGCCAATAGTGGCCCAAGAGCCTTTAACTCTCTTTTTAAACCATCCTGTAGCTCTATCCAAAGAATAGAACACTTTACCTTTTCTTACTGCCCATGGTCTAAAATCAGGGATAACTTGTTGAATAGAATATATATTCTCGTAAGGTAATGTAGCATCTTCACCTCTTAATTCAACTTTAACGTGTGTTGTATCTATCGGAAGTTGTAGCTTACCACTCCATTGACTGTTTTGTGCCACTGTTTCCCAACCTGATGAATAAGCCAATGGCCATGTATCAGCATGAGAGAATATTACTTGATTGTAAATCTCTCTCCATGAGGCTTTATTGTTGTTAGAAACGCTAATGATCAAAATATAGTTATATCTTCCACCATACTGTACATACTTTCCGTTTCCTGTATATTGACCAGCATCCGTTACACAATATCCAACTAAATCTAATGTGAACGTAACACTATAGTTTCCATCATCTGAAAAGTTGATACCTTTTCCATAGCCTTTTGCATGGGCGGTAGCAAGTGGAAATCCAAAGTCTGCGGTATCGCCTGGATTTCCACCTAATACTACGTTTGTGTATGGCCCTGTGTTATCGTAAGCTCCGTGAAAGTTTTGCCATGCCATTAAACACCACCAGCCAAATCATTCTCAGAACTTCCATTATTAGTACGGATGTATGAGTTTCCGTCAGGAGTACCACCAAAGATATTGATATTACCTGTAGCAATGCTTCTTCCGTCATTGAATTCTCCTTCAAATACAGTATCCCCTGTTTGTTTCCATGCTCCACTGTTTTTAAGATTTGTAAGAATCTTTTCAACCGCACTGTACATATCTCCAATGCTGCCTTCAAATTTTCCGACCTTATTTTGTAAATCTCTGATAGCATTCCAAATCTTTTGGATTTCTGCCCATAGCTTTTCGATTTCTTCCCATTGTCCACAATCAGAACAAATCATTACATCCATGATACTGATTAAATTCTTTTCCAAATCTTTGATAGCTTCTTTTACATCACAAACATCATATGTATCAATCTTTTCTAACAACCCACCTAATAAGCAATCGTTCATATCGTGCATATCTGTACAGTTGTTATGGCCCTTATTTTCAAACCCTTGATTTGCTTTAAGATTTGCACAAATAGCATCTGTTACACCTTTTTGAATGAAATTACTGCTTGTAGCTTTCAAAGAATCGCAAGCAGAACAAACATCTTTATTCATTTATGTGTACCTCCTAATCTCTACAGATAACGAAGTTTACCTTGTTATCATTTACAAAACGAGTGTGTAGAGATATTTCATCATCTTCTATCCAATCAACATAAATAGAAAGGAACTGCAACAAATTTGTTGTTTCTCCAGCTTTTACTGTTCCACTCATGCTTAATTCCACTGTTTTGTTAATATCTTCTTCAAATGAAGCGTTTGTTGTTTTTGAATAAACCAACGACCCACTCTTATTAGGAACACGAATCGAAACAGTAGGAGCTGAACCAGCTTGAACTCCTGTCATTTTATAAGAGTAGTGTTTCAATGTAACACTGTTGAATTTGTATGTAGCACTCTTATCTTTGTTAGGTTTCATACAGAAATCTACTTTTCCTGTAATAACTCCGTCCGCTACTTTCTCGTAATCACTATTGTGAATCCAATCTGAATATCTGAATGTGAAATTACCTTGTCTGTCAATTTCAACGCTCAATCCAGGTGTAGACTGTTGAATAGTATATTGCGTTTCGATTGCCAAATTTTGAAGTTGAAGATTATACAACTGGTCTTGCAATCCACACATCCAACAAATCATAGCTGCTTTCATGTTGTAATCGTTGTTAGCGTATTGGCTCATAAACAATTTCCAATCACACAAATCAAATCCATCTATGATGTCATATAAGCCTTTTGTAAGGCAATCGTTGGCATTTTCCATGTCTGTACACGTATTATTGCCATTATCAGGATTTAAGCCTGTATCGTTTCCTAAAGACGTACAGATTGAATCTGTGACACCATTTTGGATAAACTCTGCACTGCTATCTTTTAACTTTCCACAAGCAGTGCAATAACTTTTTACATTCGCCACTGCAAGCCTCCTTAATTTGTAAGTTCATCAACATCTATATATACACAAGCCATCTTACAACATGAGCCTGTGACCACTAATCTATTCATTCCATGATGTACTGTGAACCCAAATTCATCTTCGATTACTAGATTATCTAAATCTACTTCCTCTGATGCACAACATCCATCCGCAGTAAAGTATAAGTTCCAACTTGAATCAAGTGTTAAAATTCCATCATATTCGCCTAGAATCATCATTTTATTTCCATTAATTTCAATTTCAGGGTTTTGGAATTTACCATCTAGAATCAATTTTACTTTGTCGGTATCTAATACTGTTCCACTGTAGAATCTTCCAGCAATCGACTCAACACAATAATCTTTTTTACAGATTTTGTTCTTAATCAAATCATCACCGAAAATTTGTTCACCTTTGATGCAATCATAGACAATCTTGTATGAATTGCCACAATTCATAAAATCTTCCAATGCTTTAGTTCCCATTACGCATAAAGATGTTTCCTCTGTAATGTCTCCACAATCGCATAAACACGAATTGCAAGTTTCCATATCAGGGGGGCAAGTAACACAACACGATAAGCACTCTTGAGCATCTCTGAAATCCTCACAATCGAGGATATTACATACAGAATAAGGAACTAAGAATGTTTTCTTTGTATCTGCAATATGCCAAACACCTTCCCAAAGTTTAAAATCAATATCCATTGATAGATAACCTTGGTATTTTTTGTAATCTTCACTAAATCCTGTGACATAGGCCCATGCCCAAATCAATTTGTTATCTTGAATAGCCCATAATCTTCCAGGTTTAAGCAAATTCAAATTGAAATAGTCACGTAGGAATCTTCTATCTTCATCATGAAAATGTTCATAATTAAAATTCAACGTTAAGGACAAATCACCTTCCGTAAGAAACTGTTGATTATTTTGGAAAGCAACATAACTACCATGTCCGTAACTGTATTCTTGCGTTGCAGTCTTTGTGTCTTGCTTTAGAGAGGCAGAGGAAATCTCCTCTGCACTGTCTATTACAAGATCATTGAACTGAACGTATGTTTTTAATGGGTTTAAGTTATAACAAGTCATTATGCCAAACCTCTCAAGCATCTACCTACTTTGATAGCCTGCCTTCTTTCGTTTCCTTCGTTGAAAGCAATACTGTTATTCGTAACACGATTATCGTTATTGTTGATAGTCACATTCTTATTAACAACACTTCCAACTTGAGAACCATATCTAGTAGACAATTCTTTGAACGCACCTTTTAAATCCATGTTATTTACTTTATCCATGAAGCTTTGACCTGCGTTCTTAACTGCACTACGTTTCATTACATACTCACCAGGAGTCAACATAGCTGGTACTGTATCTGTTCCACTAGGCTTCATAACGACAGGTTGTCCGCCTCGTTTTAAGTAAACTGGGCCACCTTTAGCAAACTTAAAGTTTTTTCCTTGTGATCCATTTCCTCTGTTTACTGTAGGAGTAGTTGTACCACCTGTATTAATGTTTCCTGATTGATTGTTGAACGCATTTTTAAATGCACTTCCTAAGTACTGTCCTAAATCTGTGAATCGTGTTGAATATCCATACATCATAGTAATCTGATTAGAGATTGAACTAGACATATTAGAGATACCTTCACTAAATCCACTCACAACATCTTTTCCAAACTTCTTACCTACGGATTTGAAGCTTTTCTTCTTCAATGAAGCTTTAGCATTGTCGATCTTAGTTCCAAATGAACCTTCAATATCAATACTTTTGAAACCTTCAATAATTCCATTGGCCATATCTGTACCAGAGGTATTAAATTCAGACTTCATGTTTGATAAAGTTGTTGCCATATTGTGGAAGGAAGTTACGATTGAGTTTACTTCTGTAACAACATCTGTAGTAGCTTCTCCAACTTTCAATCCTTTAACATTGTTTAGGAATGTTTGAATACCTGTTGTGACTTCTCCAACCTTAACAAAATCTAGATTTAATCCAACGATAGAATTTAAGCTTTCACACGTTTTTTTCAACTTAGAAACAGTCTTATTAACTGTGTCCATATTCTCTAGATTTTCAGTTAATCCTTTGTTTGTTGCCATTTCATTCACTGCATTTCCAATACTCTTAATATTGGCTTTCAGTGTTTCAAAGTCGAAATCAGTTGAATATACGTTCAAAGTGCCAAACTTGAGGATTATATCGCCTAAAGTTGTAATCGCCTTTAGTGCGTTATTAAATAGCTTAGAATCAGGCATTTGTCTCAAGTTATAAGACAACATATTCTTGTCTTTTCCTGTTCCAACACCAGCTACAGAAATATATCCAATCGCTTGAGAAATACTAGTGATTGTCTTTTGAATATCCTCTGCATTTGGTAAAGGATTGTTTGTGATTGTTGCTTGCAAGTTTCCAAATTCAGGAACAATCTGTTCCAAAATCTTCAATGTATCTAGGAACTCTTGAGCATTTGTAGAGTTTAAATTAGATTTAATACTCTTTGTAACATCAGGGAATACAATCTTTTTCATTTCTTGAACAACACTAGCTACATTCTTTAAAATGCTTGTACAATTCTCAACATTAATTGAACTTCCATTGATACTAGACATTTTAGAAAGGCTAGAAGCCATTGTTGTATAGTTCTTAACAATACTGTTTGCATCTGCAATGTTTGTTGCACTTGATGTGCTAACTGTAGGAAACTCAAAATCATTAATATTCTTGATTACCTCTTGAATATCTTTGAATTGATCGTTGAAAGAACTACTATCAATACTCATTCCTTGTACTTTTGAAATTGATTCTCCAATAGTAACAAGTTTCTTTAGAATCCTAGTGATATTCCAAGTCTCCATGTTCTTCCATAAAGACTCAGAACTTTTAATAACTTGACTCCACCAAGAAGAATATGTTCCTTCACCTTCAAACATATCAATAACATCCATGATTCCTTGGATTTTCTCTTTAAGTCCTTTTGTGTTTGAAGGAACATTTTTATCTACTTCTTGCATTGCCTTAGCACAAGCAATCAACGTACCAGCTAGTCCTGTTGTTGTTATCATTCCTAGCACTTGGGCCAATGTAGTGATTCCACCCGTTAGGACACCAGCACCACCTTGAATACCTGTAATAAGTGTCATAGAGCCTATACATTCAAATAAGCCTAATAACTTATCGTTGAATGTGTCGAATCCATCAGGCATAGTTTTATCTAGCTCTTGCATAGCTTTTGCAAATAGCCATAAAGCTCCACCTTGACCAATCATCATTGCCAATCCTGTTAAGGCATTGTTCATCTCTAATACTTTTGAAACTGCTGCATTAAGTGTGTTAGCTCCCATCATCAATCCCATTACAGAGAACAAATTTGTTAATCGCATAGGCAATGTTGTAATGTCATTTGGAACATTCTTTTCAATTTCCTTTATCGCTTTGCAATAAAGAATAATTGTTCCTGCCCCACCAGCTATGATAGCTAATGAAGATAATTTATTTTTAAATCCTTCTACATCAAAAGTTTTTGGTGTGCCTACCGCAGTAGTAATCTCATCTGAACTCTTGAATGCATCTTTAATAGAACTAAATTTACTTCCTAATTTTCCTAGGAAAGGAATATTGAAACTTTTTCCTTTGAATTTTGAATAAACGTTTACTAAATCTCCTAAAAGGCTAATTCCACCGCTTCCAAGTTTCATTAACTTACCAGCATACTTTAATCCAATACCAATTTGGATGTAGTCTGATACGAAACGTCCTAATCCTTTAGAAAAGCTTCCGTCTCCCATTTCGGTGATTTTATCTTTTGCAAAATTATATAGACCGCTAACAAGAGGCTTGAAGAAATCAATTGCTCCTTTGAAATCATCTAATCCTTGTTTAAATCCACCAACAAAATCTTTGAAACTAAACGTTTTTAAAACGCTCCATAATTCAGTGAACTTCGTTTTAATGAAGTCTATACCTTCGCCAATCTCTTTTTTATGACCTCTAATGAAGTTCGCTCCTATATCTCCTAAACCTTCAACTTTTTGAGAAAGTTTGTAGATATTTCCGTAGATTGTAGCTCCCGTTAATTCTGTTGAAACCTCATCTAATGCACCTAACCACTTTTCTTCGGCTTTACTAAATCTCTTAGGGATTAAGTCAAGACCGTTTGAGATTGTGGCTACAGATGATTTAACCATAGTTGCCAACGAATTTAGGCCACCACCACCTTTTTCATCCAATTCAATCAGAGCATCTTCAAATTGTTGTAATGAAATAGTTGGATTTGAACCTGTAAATGCTTCTCTAAACTCTGCAAATGACATATTAAATTTCTTTGCAATAGCAGTTAAGGCTGGTGTCATACCTGCATCTTCCATTGATCTCAATGTACGAGCATCCATTTTAGAACCCATGATTTGAGAATACTGAGTAACCGCATTGTTTACCCCCTCAGAATCACCACCGAATGTCAAAATGGAATCATTAATTGCCGAGAATAGCTTTTGAGACCTATCTAAATCATGATTGATTGAAGTAAATCTCGTAACATGGCTTAGAGCGTCATCTAAAGTGGTTGGTAGACCCAAAATGCTTTCATCTAGGTTATCAATCATCTTTTGGATTTTCGTTGTAGAATCGTCTACATCACCTACTACAGTGGACAATGTTCTTTTCGCAACTTTGATTGTATCGTATCTTTTAACACCGTTTGAAAATGCTTCGCCCATTGCGTTTTGTGCACCTGAAACCAATCTATACAAACTAGAATATCCAACACCTTGTACTAAGAATCGGCTAATATCTCCTATTGGATTGTTTTGGAAATTCTTGGCAATGTTCAACATACTAGAGCCTAGATTTGACATTTTATTTCCGACATCAAATGTAACCTTACTAGCAGTTTTCAAAGCTTTAGCAGCTTGTTGAAGATTGTTTAGTTTATTCAAACTATCTTGATAGCCGATAACTTGTGACTCAATATCAGCCTTTGTGTTTCTTACATCATTCTCTTTTTTGATTGTTTCATCTAGCTTTTTATTTGTATCTTCTAACTTAGAAGAATCAGCTTCTAATTTTATTTTTTCTTTATCTAAATCTGCGATTGAATCATCAATCTCATCAACCAATTTTTGAGCATCATTTAATTCACTGATGTTAGCTTCAATCTTTATCTTCTCTTTGTTAAGATTGTTAATTTTCTTTTGTACTTCATCAATTTCAATGCCAACCTCTCGCATATCATATTTGAGAGCTTCACGTGCACTGTATAGGTCTTTAAGCTTGTCGCTTTTATCGTTTTCACCTAGTGTCATGTCATTAATGACATCATGAATTTCGTTGGCATTAGCTTTTAAATCAATATCAATAGAAAGCTTTTTATTGTTCAAGGCTAATAACTCTTTTTTAAGCTCACTAATATCATCTTTAATATCCAATAATTGATTCTTGAAATTAGCTAGATTATCCAAATCAACTTTTAAAGAAAGTTTTTGTCTTTCCAAAGCTTCCTTTTCTTTTTTGATTTCTTCTAATCTTGCCTTAATTTTTTCTAATTCATTAGTGCTAGCATCAAATTTAAGCTTTGCCTTTTCAATATCTTTTAACTCTTTTTCAAGTTGTTTTATCTTTGCTTCGGCATCCTTAATGTCAAGGACTAACCTAGCACCGACTTCACGTACTGACATCTTCGGACTCCTTCGCTAAATCTGTTTTCTGCATGAAATGAACCGCATATCTGTCAATCTGAGGTATTTTCTTTTTAGAATTTTTATTTGCCTCGTTAATTTCATTCCATGTTTTATCGCTTTGTAGATTTGCGTAGTACCCAAAGGCTACAACTAATTCAGAGACACCCCAATGGTCTAATATCTCATTGGGGCGTATTTTTAGAATTTTACCGACATAATGAGCCATGGTTGAATAAAGATTTAGTTCTGCAACATAAGACTTTGCTTTTTTTACTGAATCCTTTTTATCATCCTCCTTATCAATTATTTGATAAAAACTGTTTCTACCTCATTAAATAATTCAGGATATTTGATAATTAGGCTAATCATGCAAGTTAAAACTGAATATTGCATCATGTGATCTTCATAAAATTCATCTAATCCTAAGAAAATTGCAACAACTTTATAAAGCCCATCAACTAAATTTGTAGAGGATTGAGCGTATAAATGGAAAATCTGTTCGTTTGCTTCATTCATATACGCTTCATAAATCTGAACCATAGTTTTGCTCACTTCTTCATCATCTGTGTCTGTTGTAACGATTCCATCTTTTCCTTCAATGAATTTGTGACCATAGTATTCCTCGATTTCTTGGAATTTTTCTTTATATGGGTCTAGGATTTGTTCTGCATCCAATAGCAATGGTTTTACTTCGATTAAAGCTTCTACCATCTTCATATCTTGTCTAGGAGATAATGTTAGATTTTCAAACTTCTTATCGAACATAACATATTGCCCTACCCTTTTAGCGTTATTAGGAACATCAATTTTATGTTCTTCGATTTCTTTTTCAGTGAATCTAAAACTCACTTCAATATCAATTGTTTTAACATCTGTCTTATTTGCATCACCAACAACTGCAATTTCACCACCATTGCCATAGACTGCGTGAGGAGTATCATCCTCACGAGCTACTTTTAACTTTTCAATCATGGCATTTAACTGTGTTGGTTCTAAAATCTTTTGTTCTTCCATCTCATTTGCCTCTCAATTTCTATAAATTAGCGTTAGCTTTGTTTACTACATAAACTTCATACCAGTTTCCACGAGTATCTTTCTTGAACGCTAAACTAAATTCAAACGCTCCGTCATCAGGGATACCCATTGGGAATGAAGTGATTTTTGCATTGTGGTAAGTAAATACTTCCGCAGTTCCATCACTTCTATAACGAGTGATTGTAACTTTTGCTCTCTTATTCTTTAAGCTATCGTTGTTTGCTACATAGTGTTGCAATACATCAACAGTCATTGGATAAGAAATCTTTAATGTTTTACCTACTAAATTTTTGTTGAAGTAAATTTTTGAACCCTCAATATCTAAGTTTGGATTGATTTTACTGTTCAATACTTGGTATTGAGACTCATCTAAATTAGCCAACAATGGAGTGTTAATTCGGTTCAATGTAGAATCTGTGATATTACATTGGTCGCTCAATGCTGTATAGATAAATCCACATTCTTCAACAAAGTGGTCTGCAATATGGATTGAACCATATTCGGAATGTTCTTTATCTGCTTCAATAACCACTTCCTGAGTACGCATCATAAAGCCTTGAGACTTATCTCCCTTGCCGATAAATGGGTTCATAGTTAAGTAGTTTGATGTTAATTGAGTGCCTGTAAATGAACGCTCAATAGAAGCAGAATCATCATCATAAGAATCATCAAAGCAACTTGTATCTACAGGGTCTACAGTATCATCACCATCAAATCCTGATAAGCAGCTTACTTTAATGTCGTTGTTAGAATCTAAATCTGCAAATTCTTCAAAGAAAGAAATTGAAGAAAGACCAATCAAGATACTATCTGCTGATTTATCTGTTAATGCTACTTCAATGCTTAAACGGACACCTGATGTACTTGCTTCCCATCCTTTTCCTACTACATTTGTAGGAACTGTTGATAAGTCAATCTGTACAGGGTAGAATCCTTCTTTATCTGCTTTTAAAGTGCTTGTATACTCATCTGCATTTGTCATTTCATGTTCTAAAACATCTGAAATCTTTGTTGTGATTGTGTAAGTACCTGCTTGAGGAACGTTTACGTAGTAGTAAACAACACCTGCTGCAAAGTCTAATGCATTTTTCAACGCTTTAAATACCGCACCGCTTGTGTGTACTTTGTTTCCTTCTCCACCTTCTGCATCAGTTTCTTTAGAGGTGATGAACAATGTACCTGTATTCTTACATCCAAATGATTCGCAAACGTTGATTAAATCAGGTGCAATAGTACGTGATGTATAAGCACTAGCAGTACCTGTAATCTTTTCAAATTTACGAGTATTGATTTTTAAACAAGAATCAATATCACTCATGATAGTAATATCAATTTCTTGAGTTTTAGTTAATTTAGAGACACTTAATTTGTCACTAATAATTTTGTTAATGTTGCAGTTAGACATTATTTTTGCCCTCCCATTGTAGCTTTTAGTACACGCTCCATAGCACGCTCTGCTTTAGCACCGCCTAATTGATTTAAAGCGTTTAGTTTGCGTGAAACAAATGCTTGAACATCTACTTTCTGTTCAGGAGTCTTTTTAGCTTTTGAAACTTTTTCTTCCATTTTTAATCTCCTTTATTTAACTTTTGCATCAAATCTAGATACCGCTCTAGCAACAAAATCATTTGCCTTTCTAGGTGGCATCTTAATTTTGTGTGCAAAGTGTTTCTTTCCCATTTCATCTACCCAAACGAATGGCTTTCCGTTTTTACGCACTAACGTATAAACTCGTTTCGTTCCATTCTGTACCATTGGGGAGTAATCAACGTGAGAAGGGTTTCTAGAATCTTTTTCTAGTTTGTCTGCATCTACTCCGATTAGATATTCGGTATTAGATACTTTTTCCTTCGTGATTGAATCCTTTAAAGCACCTGGCCTATATTCATTCCATGGCATACTTGTCATTTCTTGAGCATAGAATCTACTCCCTCTTGGAGCTTCATCTCGCATAGTTTCTTCTAATTCACTAGCCAATCCTTCAAAATCTTCTTCACACGCTTCTATAACATCTTCTAAGAGGCCTTTTAGCATTTCCTACACCTCGATAAAGGGGTAATAAAGTTTGCCTCCATAGACGTATTTAAAGCCTTTTAGGAATACACCGTCTTCATACGATACTTCCTCAACTTTGTTCATAAGGAATATTTTTACTAGGCCACTAGGCAAACACATACGTTTTGAATAATCATAAGATGTGTTTGATTTGGCTTTCGCACCGCATACAGGGCATCCATTTTTCTTTGTGGAACTTTTCATTCCAATATATTTAATTCTCATACTACTGCACCAACCCATGTGTCTTTTGAATTACATACTGACAAGATACCTAACTGCTCTGAATACGCTTTTGTAATATGTTCACGAACATACACACTAATTGAAATCTGAGCATCAGAATTTTCTTCTGAGATAAGAACATCACTACCATCTGTTTCTTCACAAGTGCTACAACCACATTCGCATCTATTCATTGCGATAACAAATTGTAGAAAGTCGCAGAATACAGGCAATAGACATTCAGGTATCGTTTCATATCCAGCTACATAACTGACAACGATCTTAGATAATTCATCACATCCACAATTGCACACATCTTTGTAGTCGATATTAGATAAATCAACGTACACGATACTGTCGTATGGGTTATAAGAAAAATCTTTATCGACTTCTAATTTGTGAGTAGTAAATGTAATTCTTTCTCTAGTGATAACAGATACTTCAATCGTTGTTGGGTCAATCATTGGATAGAATAGTGGTATGCGTACAATCCCTGAATCGCATCCACATTTCTTAAATTCACCAACATCAAAGACTTCCTCTCTTTGAGATGAGAGGAAAGTCTCACATGGATGGTTTTTCCAACAAGTGATGGTACTAATTAAATCAATTAGTTCTCCAACATTCTTTTCAAGCTTATCTGCTTCTAAATCGCTTTCCTTTATGCACGAACAATAATTTTTCAATTGTTCGACAATTTTTTCGTACATTATTCACCAATGTTGATTGGTACGATAGTTGTTGGTTTTAATACAAGGTCTAATCCGTTTAATGTATCTCCTAATGTAGCTGCTGACATTGGGATACCTTGGATTACCATTAATCGGTTTGCATCAGTTCCAAATGCACATCCAAAGTTGTAGTAGTAATCACATTGAGTACCGCATCCTTCAGATGGTGTATCTGTAGCACCGAATGTATGACGTTGGAATTTTTCAGATGGTTGGAAAGTAGTTCCCATTACCAAACCTACTGTATTTCCTTCTAATACCCATACATCACCTGTGCCTTTTGTAATGTCACATGGAACTAATTTATCTGCGATAAATCCATGTCCTTTAAATGCGACTTCGCCTGTTTCTTTATTGCGAGTCCATCCATCAGGGTATTCTCCGTTGAATTTACCTGGAACAATAACAGATTTGATACCTTCAAGTACCAATGGGTGACAAGCGAATTTGTAATCTCCATCTCCTAAAGCTGCCAAACGTAAACCAACTGAATCAAACGCAGATAATACGTTTGTACCTACGATTTTGATAACCGCTTTATTTTCCATTACTTCCAATAATCCATGGAATGGTTTCAATGTAGGAGTACCTGTAGACATTGTACCTAAGATTACGTTAATAGCAGTGAAGTATGCCATTGAAATTAAATCCATACGTTTCTGAGCTTCTTTAATAGTTTCTCCTTCACGTTGGAAGTAGCAAACCATGTCATTAGCTTTGATTTTACGTGTTTCATTTACTAAGCTATCCATAATAGGTTCGCAGCTCTTTAAACACAATAATGCTAATGGTGCATTGCTACCGCACTTAGCTAAATCTAATGGAACCCAGCAACATTCACCTTGTGTTGATTTAGGTTCTGTTGTTCCGTATGTGAATGGCAACTGAATATAGAATTTGCCATCTTCTTTTTTTGTAACGCCCCATGCTCCTCGGTTCATAGCACCTTGCATCTTACGTGAAGCTGGTGTGTTCATTAACCAAGAAACTAATGGGAACACGTTTTGGAATGGATTGGCTGGTGAGTTATCTGAATAATCAGTACCGATACCAACTGTTCCTACATTTGATTTAGAAGCATTTGCTGCTAAATTCTGTCTTGCTTTTTCATAATCAATATAAGCTCTTGAAAATGATGTTAAATCCTCGATATTAGAACTTAGACGTTCTACCATTCCTGGTGTAACTGCCATTTTCTCTAATAATGTGTTATCAGGATTTGTAAATAATAAATCTAACATGGTTTACCTCCTATCCCCACATATCTCCGCTAACTTTAGAAGTTGAAGCTAATTTTTCTTCTTTCTTTTCTTTATCGTTAGCTTGCCCTGAGATCAAACTAGACAATCTGTCTAATGTGCTTTCTGCTTTCTTTTCAAATTCTGTTTTTTCTTTCTTAGAATTTTTTAATTTTTCTTTTGATTCAGCATTTTCTTGTTCTAATGCTTCAACTTTTGCACTTAAAGCTTCAAAAGCATCCATGAATTTGTTGATTTTTTCCATGTCATCCTTAGACATTTCAACAGTTTCTAATGTTTCTTCGCCTTTTTTAGCTTCTTCTTTGTTTTCTGTTCCTTCCGCTTTGCTTTCAGGTTCTTTATCTTCTTTAGAAGGTTCTTTTTCTTCTTTTTCTTCCTCTTTGCTTTCTAAAGCTTCGTTCTTCTTTTCTTCTTTATTTTCAGAACTCAACTTTAAAATCTTTTCCCATAGGTTCATTTCTGAGTCTCCTTTACTGTTTAAATTTTCGCCTGTACTGTTTACATTGGCTGGATTTGCAACAACTGAGAAACCAGCAATCTCGATTTCGTTGTAGAATGGTGCATTAAATTTGAATGACGATTCAAAATCGAGTGTCCCTCTCAGTTCTGCACTAATGCTCAATGGTATTTCTTGTTTCAATAAATCTTGCACAATGTGCAATTCCCTGTTTAGTTTGACGTTTACATCAAGACCTTTTCTTCCATCCCCAATATCGACAACCGTTAAATCATCTTTAGTCCATGTACCTAAGTTTAAAGGGAGTGATGTAATGTCAATGTGAGCTAAGTTGATATATCCTACATAATCAGAACTCAAGCTATCGTAGAACGCTTGTACTGCCCCTTTTTTGATGTATAGACGAATATCATCTCCACCCTCATATGTTATTGCCCCCTCGTCAATAAGACGTGTAGGCTTGTTTTCTACGTACCCTGAGGATAGGTTCACACTGACATAATGGTTTTCTTTATCTACGCTCGATAAAGTGATTGCATTGTCATAAAATGCTTTTCCTTTTTTTCTACGATCAAGGCTATCTTTAATGCTTGCTACATATGTTGGAACTCTTTTCTTTTGTGGCATTATTTCTTAGTCTCCGTTTCTACTACGATTACGGGCTTATAGAATAATTTTTGAATTCTTCCACCACATGAATTACATTTCTTGACTTCGTATGGAATCTTTGCTCCTTTTAATATTTCTTCCATTGTTGAATCATATCTTTTTTGAATAGTTTTGTTTCTAAGTGCTTCTAACAAAACTTTATCTTCGGGAATCTTGTATTTCTTCTTAGGTTCCAGAACTACATATCCGTATAGCAAAGTACCGCTATCTAATCTTGAATAAACGTCAATTTGCGTTTTTTCTTCAATTACATCAAGAAGTTTCAAATACTGTTTTGCGTTCTTTGCTGCTTCTTCCAATGCGAACTCATGTCTACCATTTTGTTTTAAGAAAGCATTTCTTTCTTCTAGGGAATCGAACCAAGTAACACCGTTAATAGTTTGTACGTTGTTTTGCATGGTCTCTCCTTCTAAGCATCATGGCATTGATCGTCTGTATACTTTGTCTCTGTTTGTTCTGAGCGTTCTACTTTTGCTACATTGCAGAATAAGAATGAAGTATAAGTTGTTACTGTTTTTTGACTAGATGTTTCACCTGTTGTCGTAATAACTGGCCATTCAAATCCAATAGCTCCGTCTTGGTCATTCAATTTGTTATGCCAAGCAGTGTTAAAAGCAGTCGCATCTTTTCCTTCTAAAGTGATTGGGCTTCCGTATCCTTCTTTAAAAGTGATTTTTACAGTGAAACTACGTTTAATTGACATTTATGTATCTCCTTTCGTTATCTTGCATATAAAAAGGCAATACCTCGAAATATGCAAAAATCTATATAGACAGTGAAAACTGTTTATACCTTTTGTTTATTTCCAAATATTGCCTTGTTTTTTCTACTTTTTACTTCTAATTAAAACTCTAATGTATCTTCTACTTGTTCTGTTGGGTTATTACCAATCAATTTAAGAATCTTGACCATTGATTCTTTGTTCAATTTACCTTTGAACTCGTTGATAAAGTCTGTATCTGAAATATTTCTTCGGCCAATTAAGAATAAATCGGCATTTCCTTTTGAATCTTTCTTAGCTCCAATCTGATATACAGGAATTGTAGTTGTATATACACGTCCACTAGCCTGTTCTTTGCAAGCTCTGTAGTCTGTTACGACTTCGTAATATACATCTTTAACAGTTTCTTCCTTCTTTGTTTTTTCATTGGCAACAGTTTTTACGATTTCTACTTTTCTGTATCTGTTCTCAAAGAAAGAAGTTGGAACTGCAATTGCATTGGCTTTTGTTTCCAAATACCCTAATCCATCAGGTCGCATAGGTCTTTCACCAAATTCAACCTCTTTACCTTGGATTTTCTCTTTTACCAATCCAATTTTGTTGATTCTCTGTGCATCTTCAAATGAATATAACGGAGTCCCATTCAAACTTCCTAGGGGTGTTACCTCATTTTCAGATAAGATACTTTTTAAAATATCCATTTCCATTTTATTTTTTCCTCTCGCTATAGCGTTTTCTCGATAGAATCCATCATTCTAGTAACTGATTCCATCATGTAATTCTTTGTGCTCTTGTCTAACGCTTCTGCTCCGTTGACAATAGCACCTACGATTTGAGTAACTGACAATGCCAATTTATATGTCTTTGCAGACTTGTCTTGTTGTTCTTTCAATTCGTATTTATCAAAATAAACCTTTGGCACGCCTAATTTCTCGCTTAACATAGGAGAAATCTGAGTGGCGAACCTTTCTCGCATTGGCACGATTGTATTTGTCATGGCATTATCTATGATTCTTTCCATAGATACGTTTCCTGATACATCCCCTAAACCGATTAATTCAGGAGTAAGCCCGAAACACTGACAAATAATAGAACCTTCCTTCATTTGAAGGTATTCTAAGAACTCCGTACCTTTTGTAACACGAGGCAAGTGATCCATCTTATCGAAAATAGAACTTGCAAGGATTACATTGTCTGATTTTGAATTTCTGATTTCCTGGCCTAAACGTTTAGCTTCAATTCTTGCTTTGTCGGCTCTGTCTGCTTTAGAACTTGATGATTCGTCTAGCACTTGGGAAGCCGATAAATCAATCGTATCTCCCTTGGCAAATCCATCTTTTAGCCAAAAAATCAAACGTCCAGGGCCATCATACTGAATATCGTAGTTCAAACGCTCGTAAACCGCACCTAATAGTTTTAGACGTTGTTTATCACGCAATAAACACGATAATCCGTTCTCATGGTCTGTTCCATTTCTAAGATTGCAGAAATTATCAGGAATCTCTACAATGATTGTTCCGTCTTTTGACATTAATTTGCCTGTTTTAATGAATAACGCTTCATCAAAGTCGATTTCCTTTGTTCCTAATGAGATAGGTTCTTTATCGTCTGCCGACATAGCATAACAGATAGGAACTCTAAAGCCTTTATATTCATCATCTTCACGCATGATAGAAACATAATTACGATAATTCTCTGTAACAATTCCTTTATCTTCGTCTAGCCAACGAATACCGCATTTTCCGTACAATAAGGACTGCATAATAGCATTTTGAAGTACGGAATAGTTTGTAACACCTTGTACATTGTGTCTATAAAGGAATGGCATAAGAACATTCTTGTCTAAATTCTCATCACCCGTTGTGATTCCATTTGAGAATATAAAGTCAATAACCTTACCGATAACATATGGTAGCGTTGGTAGATTGTCTATCATCCAATCAATCTCATCAAACTGATTCTTAAAGTTTGTCTTTATAAATCCGTTGATGCAATCTGAATTGCAGTTTAACATAGCTTCCATTACCTTTTCGGCTTCGGTTTCTGCATTAGAACTGTGAATATTGTGCGAAATGTTAGGTGACACATAGGTATTGGATGCTAGTTTAACTCTATCCTTTTGTCTTTTCTTTGTTCTTCGACTCAAATTAGCACCTCCTAATCGTTCTCTGCATACGCAAGTATTTCACTGCTTAGATTATACATTAAACAACTGCGGACAGAAAGTACCGAGGAATCTAGGGCATCAGGAGAGTGTCCTAAGCGTTGTTTTATCTCTTCCTTAGGAATAATGGCTATCTTCTTATTGTTCTTCGATACAGTCCTTGTAGCAAGCAATTCAGGCTTCAATCTTTTGGCAACTTCCGTTGTGAAAGTCAATTTCTTACTGTCCATTAGCTGCTGAAAGTCTAAATACATTTCCGCTCTCAGATTGAAAGCATAAACCGCACTGTAATGTCTTGCCTTGATACGTGTTTTTGTTGGCCCACCTTGGAAATTGACACCCTCAAGGATAAATCCTAGCTTATCCGAGTATTTTGACAATCCTTCGGTCAACCAAGTACCGAAACCAACGTCAACACAAACATATTTGATGTTTAATGTCTCAATAATCTTAACGATTTTGGTAATAATCTTCTCGGATGTGACTCCTTGTACCCAAATGCCCTCTTTAAGATTGTAAATTGTCTCGATTTTACAGTTTCCGTATCTATTTTGAGAGCATAAAGCAACATCTATACCATCCTTACCTGTATAAGCCGAGTCAATACCTAGGAAAAAACGCTTTTTATAAGAATTATCGGCTTTATCGTCGTCTAAAGTCATGGTTTTGAACATACTTTCGTCTGAAAATTCCTCTAATTCGCACACTAAATAGCGTTGGCAAGTACTTCTATTCTTGTAAAAATGAGAATTTAGTATCTGAGATGCACTTTTCATACGATCTTCTTCGTATGCAGTACGGACATCCATCCAAACAACCAATGTTCCTTCGGGGTATTTCTCGTTTGTCATACAATCGTAGAACTCTCCTCGTTTGTGGGGGTTGGAAATAGCAATTTCAAGTTCTTTTGAACCATCAACACTTGAAAATTCCCTTCGTCCTATCTCGGCATACGCATCTTCACTAACTTGGGCCGCTTCATCAATAATATAATCTCCGCCCTTACCGATAGCGTTGTTGTTTTTCTTCGGGTCTACACTGTTTCCACCTAATGTAACGATTTCTACACATCCTCCGCCCTTGAAGGAAATCTTAGTCTTGGAAGTAGAAGTCTGTAACTTTTCAATCTTGTTTCCTGAATCTAATACAGAACTCTGAATAGACTCGTCTGCGTTTTGTAAATGTCCGATAACTTTGGACATGATGATAGTAGCGGTTTCTCCTGTTGCGGCCGCAATTCGTACTTGATGTCCTTTATAAGCACGATAAATAGCAATCATTCCTAAAGTCCAGCTTTTCCCATACTGAGAAGTAGTAATTGCATAGATAGTATCGTATCCCTCTACAACCGCACCGAACAACATAGCTTGTGTAAAGTGAAGATTGACTTGAAAATATGTCAAAGCCTCTCTTGCACCGATAACCGCAAGTCTAAAAGCTTCTTGTCTAGAAATATTTAGTCGTTTGTAATGCTCGGGGATATATCCTCTCGTCCAATTCTTTAATTTATACTTCGGGGTAGCTCCCTTCAACAATCTAACAACTTCTTCTTGGCTCTTATTAATAGCTTTCGCTTCTTTTAAGTCCTCTACATCCTTAAAATACTGTTCCGTAACACTAAGAGTCTGTTTCTTCACTGTTATCGTCCTCCTCGTGTTCTATTACCTCGGCATCTAAAAACTCACTTCCCATGTTGATACCTAATATATCGTTGATTCTTTCCTCTGCAATCGCTCTTTTCTGCTCAACAGTAATATTATTTACACTTCCAACATTTAAAATATTGCTCTTTCCAATGCCATCCATTCTATTTAGCTCTTTTAAGCAGCCTAATCTGTCTTTCATGTCCTTTTCTTCGTCTTGAATGTTATCGCTAAGCCATTGTCTACGTTGCTCTACTGTCATAACACTCCTTTGATCTCTCTTTTTTACCCTCTCATGTATGACATTCCTAAATAAAGGACTGTTTAATATCTTATATCCCTTGTTATAAGCACTCTTATCGCTTAAATCAGGACGAATCTTTTGCATGGACTTCGTAATATTCCCACTCTTTGAATACTCGTCAAAGAACCTCTTAGCTTCATCCTCACGCTTTAATTCTGAAACACTCTTTGCCCTTGGCATACTCTCATCCTCTCTTTCTCTACCTCACTACATTATAAATGATTTCTTTGAGGACGTTTTTTCCCCTCGTCTACACCTCACTTACCCCTCGTCTACACCTCACTTACCCCTCGCAAAAATACTTGAACTCATTTTTTTCAAAACTCGATTTTTCGCTTTTCAAAAAGTTTTATCTAAAAAAGGGGGTGGTTTTATAATTGATATTAGTTTTTTATTTGATTAGCACTCTGTTGTATACAGTGCTAGGTGTAAAAAATGTGGTTTGGTCGAGAGGGAAGGCATGGGGTGTGTATGGTCGCCGATTCCTGTTGCGTTTTTCAAACCATGACACCAAACGCATATATATTTATGTCTTTATTTATGTCTTTATTCCATAAACAATTTATTTCTAGATCATGCAAATAGTTATAAAGGCTTTAAGCATCAAAGAGAAAAAAAAGACAATAAAAAAGCTAGTTAAACACTTAAAGTTTTAACTAGCATAACAAATAAATGATAATAAATAATGCAATAAACAATAATATAATCCATATAAAGTATTTATATAGAAATGCAAGAAGTAATATAAATGCAAGTATAGTAGTTAATTGATCAATCATTTAGTAGCCTTTCAAATTCATTTAATTTAATAATATAGTAACTCATTCTTTTTTTTTCTTTTTTAGTTTTAAAACTATCATTATTATATAATTCAATCCAGCTATTTAAGCCTTTTTTATAATATCTTAAAAGCTGCTCAAACATAAACTTTTTAGAATATGAATTAAAAGTTCTATGATCGTTTTCAATAAATTGAAATGTAATACAATTGCCATAAGGGTATATAGTACAAGAATATATATACCCCTTATTAAATGCGCCCCTTTCATTAGTTCGTATGGTTTGGCGACTCAAACCGACTATGCAATTACATAGACTTTTAATGTCTTTCATGTATATTTTAGTCATTCTCTACAACCCCCTTTTATATTTCCATGGTTGGATATATATTTTTGTCTTTAGAAACACCGTTATAACCTTCAAAATTCTTGTTTACGTCAATTTCTAAATGCCACGGCGTAAAGGGGCGCATATTCACCGGGCAAAACAGAACGGTTAAACCGTTGTTATAAGCCGCCCGGGCTTGCTTTTTCGTTATTCGTTCCCACGTTTTGCCGTTGTTCGTAAAGCTGTATTTATTCATAAATAACGCCCCCATTCAATTTACAAAATTCTTTCAAAAGGTTTTCAACGGCTATTTGCTTTTCTTCAAATGGGCGTTTATCTTCCCAACTCAAAATAGCCCGGGCTTTTTCCTCATATTCACTAATTTTTTGAAGCCTTGCACCCGGCATATTTCTATAACCTGTACAAATCGTAACGCCGTAAACCTCGTAAACGTCAAAATTCCAACCGTACACGCCGCAAGTGTACGCAATGGGCGAATGATTATTTAACAAGTGAGACAAATCACAATATCCGGCGCATTTAACATTATAAGAACCGTTTACAATAGCTTTTCTTGTGGTTTTAACTTTCATTTTCTTTCCTCCGTTCTATCATCTGTAAAGTGTACCGTTATACGCCGCCGCTTTTTCTTGTGGCGTTGGTTCGTGTTCAAGCCCCATAAACCCGGCTTTATTCAAACCGCAAAACGCTTTTATATGTTTCCCGGTTGTGTTACTCCAACCGCCCCACAACCTAACAAATGAACCATTTACAAGCCGCTTTATAATAGGTGTATTGTAGCTATAAAGCGTTTCATTTCCGGCGTTGTCAATTTCCACAACGGCTTTTCCATAAAAGCTTTTTTGACTAGTAATAGGTTTTAAATCGTAAATTTTCATTTTCTTTTTAGCCCCAATTAAATTATAATAAGGACGTATATATATTTATTGGGGCTTTACCTCCATATACTATAATTTATATATACGTTTTTGTTTGAATGGTCATGTTTCAAGTTTTGACGCTTAACATGATCATTTTTTTTATGTCTTTTTTGGATGTCACCCCTTTTCTTTACACTGTTATTATACCACGATATCAACATAATTACCACCACTTTTTCACTTTTTGTTCACGAATCGTGAATATAATAGCGGATATTTTCGTACTACACCGTGTTTTTGTCTAAGAATCGTGAACAATTTACAAAATACAAAATATACAAAATACAAAATTTTTCGCCGATTACAAATACAAAATACAAAATTTATTTTATTTCTTGACAAAATTTTCTTTTTGGAACACTTAAAATATGCCTTAAATAAAGGAAAACAACCTTTTTTAATAAATAAATAGCTAAAAAACTAAAAAAGACAATAAAAAAACCCATCAAACTTCATTCAAACTTGATAGGTAATTAATAATAGTGATTATAGTGTATATATCTTATTCTTATAGGTGTTGGAAGGCTCTGTGGAGGATGTAGCTCCTCTTTTCTTCTTTCCCCCGAGGTCAAAACCCCTCTTTATCTCCCCCGAACCTCTTTCCTATTATATATATGTATCGAGGGACTTAGATATATCACTTTTTCAAAGATCAATCGTTTTAAAATATGCAGAATACGTATAATATAGGCTCTGTGTGCTCAATACAGAACCTTTTAAACCATACAATCGACAAGATATAGAATTAATAAAGAATTTCTAAAGGAGTAAGAAATGAATTATCTGCCTATTCATTTCAAAGTAGTAGTATATGACTACGTGATGACAATTTATGAACCAACCTAAACAATCGTGTGTAAACATTAGTATAAACATTTTGGAACTTATCGTGTTTATTACGCATATTTGACTGTATGGACGTTTCTATATCTCTGAATTTATTTTTTTCTTCTTTTCCCCCGACCCCTGTTGCGATACATGGGCTATAAATCACATTATTTTCTATTGCGATTGTAGCCCTTGCGATTCGGGGGCGTTGTTGCGAATGGGGTGACATTTTCATTGCACTCATGGGTGTTATTTCTATTGCACCCTCCCCCGTCAATTAATATTGCACTTACACCCTTATAATATCCTCAGGTCTCCCCGAGGCACTCATTCTTGAGTAAGTAGAAGTAAAAAATGTCTCGTTAGAAAGTGGCAATATTTGGTCTTTTTTAGGTACTTCCTAACTACATATATTATACCATTTTTAAGTGCGGACGTGTGAAAAAAACCTATAAAAAAAGGCTATTTGTTGTTAGCCTCTTTCTTTTCTCTTTCTAAATCTTTTAAGATCAATTGTCTTACATAATTGTTCTTACTATCTAAAGAATCAAGTTTTTCTATGATTACTGCATCATGAGTTTTATGAAATTTTAGAAGGATTTGTCTTATATTAGCTTTTTCATATTTTTTTGTAGCTCTCAATTTTGCTTCACTTGCTTTTCCCATACATTATACCTCCTACGATCTTAAATCCTCTTGTAATTTCTTTTCTAAGGCATCTGCAATAGCTACAACCTCTTTTGATGGCTCAGGCATTGTATATTCTCCAATACACAATTCTTCACAAATTTCACTTTCTCCGTAAAATCCGCCACCAAAACATTGCACATATGATAGCTTACAATCACCACCACTACAAATGTAATAAGATGATTCATTTGAGGGATATACATATCCGATATATCCATCAAATTCTTCAATTGTTTTTTCTAAGCTTTCATCAGATTCATACTGATGCATTTGCTTATTCCATTTTAATTTCAACATTTTTTCTTCTCCTTTAAGCTATATGCTTTTCTTTACATACATAGTATAGCATATAATGATATCTTTATCAATAGGTAAATTAAAAAAAAGCCTATTTTTCTAGGCTTGATTTCTGTTGTATGCAAATCCTGAATATTCTAGGCAATCCCTTAGTTCTTCAAGACTGTAGTTGTTAGAAATGAACTGGATGTAGCTTGAAAGTAGCTGCTTTCCGCTTCTAACCCCATTTAAGTGTAATTCTACCCCGAATACCGATGCACCGATAAACCACGCAAATGCAAATGCATCTAACTCTATATGTTGGGTTTCATATCCTTCATTTTCGCTCCCTTTATACTCTTTTAACTCCTTTTTCCAAATTTTGAGCATTTCAGGAGTAGCAATATCCGCCAATCCAACATCATTTATAGCCTGATATTGAGCGCAATGTCTAACTTCATGTGCCAAACTCAAATAAAGATCTATTTCATCCTTGAATTTATCTAAATCTACATAGATTTTATTCTCTTTCACGATTGTTGTTGCTTTGGCAGATGGTTTTAATTGGAAACTTTCTGTTTTTTGCCCGTTTCCATAGTAGGCTTTCCCGTCTTTCTGATAGATAACAACAGGCGGTTCTATCGCCATCAAATCAGATAAAAACATAATGTAATTGTTGTAAGTGTTCATACATATATTTTACTACATAAGACTAAAAAAGGCTATAAACATATTTATCGTTTTAAACGTGTTTTTAGCCTTTTCTTTATTTACCCTAACAAATACTCGTTTCAATCTATTTTGCTCGTTAGAATCACTTCTAGACGTGTTTAAATTGATTTTAAGAGTTTTTTCTTCTTTTTCTTCGCAAGTTATAGTCTTTGTCTATCAAAATTTGAAATATTATTGTTCTATCAACTAGATATTCAATTCCATCACTATTGAAACCAACGATCTTACACCACCAGCGATTGAAAGTATAAGGTTTAGTCAATACAATTTGCACTAATTCAGTTTCATCAAATAGCGTTGCCATTGCGACATCCCCTGCTCTTAGACCTATATTGCCATGGTAGTTAAACCATCCTCCGCAGGTTTCTTTAAAGTGCTCGTATTCTGTATCTCTTTTAGGCATTATACAATCCTTAAATAATTCCTATTTGAGTTAATAATGCACATTTTACTTCTTTTGCTTCTTGCCAATCGAGTGATTTTATATGCCACTTAACATTTTCTCTGTTGATTGTTAAGATTTGTTCAGCTTTCGCCATTCCGCACTCATGCCCTGTATCAATCATAACGTGACAAGGTAAATCCACTCTTTTTAAATTGCTAGTAATTGGAATTACATTTACTGTTTTACTACCTTTATTTTGAATATCGTTTGAAATAACGATACATGGTCTCCTTTTGTAAAGAATCGTATTACTATATTTTGGCAAGTCACACCAATAAATGTTATTGTTTAGGATTTTCATAATGATAACCTCCTATCCTTCCTAATTTATCCTCTAAATTTCTGTTATGTTGCTGTAATCCGTATATTTTTCTATCTCTCTCAATTAAAGCTTGTTTGATTAATACCATATCGTCATAAAGTGCATAGAATCCGTTATCTTTCAGAGCTTTTTCTATGTTGTTAAAACTTGTCTCTACTTGAGTTGTTGTAATCATCTTCTTCATTCCAATCCATTCCATATACATCATCCTTTGCATCATCCTCATCACTCTCAATTGGAACACGTACAATTTTAGTTCCAATTCTATGAGTGAATAAAATGCACACTGCCCAAATAGGGTGTACATGAATCACCATGTATGCAGTAAATATCATTACCGCTATATTGTGAATTGCCATACTTAAATACATCATTTTGCTACTTTCTCCTTCATATATTTTGAAGTCATGTTCTGAGCTTCTACCCCTTCTTTTGCCAATGCAATATTCCAAATATCATTTAATAATGAATCAACAATATTACATGAATTACTGTTTTCTGTATCAGAAACAGTAACATTCAATTTAATTTGTACATTCGTACTTTCTTTAGGTTTATTTCGTTTCTTCAAACCCATCATACGACACTCCTCTATATTGATACTTATACTTTCTAGCTTCATACTCGGCTTTGTTGAGATCATCAATCAATCTACCATTCTCTAATTCCAATTCATTAATTCGTTCTGAAACAGCTAAGGAATAAAGGAGCATTGAAGCTATTCCCCCTATGAAAAATCCTGCAAAGAAATAAATCATCCTTCTACCTCACAATTTGCTAGAATATCTTTAATTGATTCGTTTTTATCTACATCATTGAAATATCCTTTTTCTTTCAATCTTCTTAATTGATAACAATTATGAAATTTACATATTTCATTACTACCTCTGTATGTATCTATTAAGTCATATTCAAATTGTGTAAATTTGTGTTTCCTCTTTTTGCATTTACTTGTCAACCATGTGATTCTATTTTTGTGACAATTGCCACCTTCAAATTCACATTTTTTACATGATATAAATGTACACGACTCAATTTTTCCATTCACAACGCCAAAATCACTGAATCCTTCTTCTAACAAATCATCATAATAACGTTCTAGATTTGTTTCTTGCTTTTCTTCAAAATGCTCTTCTGCTAATTTAGCTAAAAAATCCAAATCTTGAGTAAATTGTTCTCTTATTTGCGCAGGATGGTTTGACGATATACAAAAGTTGTACATTCTCATTATTGCATCTTGATAATTTTCTTTTGTTGCCATTTAAATCCACCCCAATTCTTCTTTTTGTTTTTGAATGGCTTTATTTACATTTTCATCAGGGATTTTTATTGCCATTCCACACGAGCAGTAACAAGTTTTTGTCTTTAAATCAAATGTGACAATTTCAATCGTCTGCCCTGTTAAACGACTAACTTTTTTGTAATAAATAGAGTGTTTAAAGTGGCTCCAGTTGTAACCTAACTCTAAAAACATGTCTTCTGCTGTCACTCTTCATCTCTCCAATCTAGAGCTTGTCCACAATTGGGACAAAATTTCATGTTTGGATGCGCATTGTTAATATCACTCATCTGTCTATTACACGATGGACATCTTCGTGTATGCCTTGTAGCTACCAACTTTTTTGGGGTTGATCTTTCAACCAATTCTTGTAACAAATACATAGATTTAGACATTTCTTCCATTGTTGGTAAATATCCATCTTCTCTTTCTTCTCCACACATTAAGTGAAGCAATGTATCTATTACTTCAATAGCTTTTTGATATTTATTCATTTTCTTTCACTCCTAACTTATAAATGTTATCTAGCCAATCGTTACATTCCTTTTTAAAATTATTAAAATGTTTTTGAGCTTTATCCATAGTTGTGTAAATTCTTAAATACTCCCTTGCTAAATTTGGGTTTACCTTACGTAATTCTTCCCATCTATCTGCGTGCTTGCTATTCATATTCCTTTACCTCCCTTTTTAAATCGTCAATAGCCTGTTTAACTTGCTTCAAGTCTAAATCTACATTAGAAACTAAATCCGCCATACGATTGTTAGAATAGCTCTGTAAAGCCGATTCTAGCGTTGTATGGTATGAGATAGGCTTTTGTACGTCTATCTCATTTCCTTCTTTATCCTTACCCTTCACGAACGTTACAAGAGCGAATGAACCACCGCTAGAAGTGATTGCATAATTGTTTTGTAATCTAATCATTTTCTTTCTCCTCAGCTGAATCATCATTAATAATTGCGTTGTATAAGTATTCAATACGTTCTCTATATTCCTCTTTTGTAATTTCTGATAAAGGCTTTTTGAATCCTGTAGGTAGCAATTTGAATCCGAATTCTTTTTCAAACTCGTCTAAATCTTTTTCTGTCATACTTCAACATCCTCATCTTGTGGCATTTGGAACATTTCAGAATACGTACACTCGTTAAATTCTTGAATGTCATCTAAAACTTTTAATGCTTTTTCTTTACTTGAATATTCTCCAAGTAATGAACCACTACCCCATATTTGATTAGCACTATCAACTTCTAAATCGTGAGTTTCAGTTAAAATCCTTAAATCCTGACTTCTAATCCACATATTAATAACCTTCTTTCAATCTCTGATAGTTGATTTTGTTTTTGTCACAATATGCTTTATACACATCTTCAATTGTGAATCCTAAACATAAACTTACCGCAATCAAATAGAATAATTTATTTTCATATTCTGCATTTACAATATTTGCTAACAAGCACGCTAAACCTTCTTGCTCAAAAGTATTAATTCCTTTTCCAACCATCCAATCTATATGAGTAAATCTCACATCACTAATGCTATCTGTATAACTCAACACAAAATGCCAAACATCAACCAATTCGCCTAGCACTTTGCTATTATCAACCTGTGCTTGAGTTTTCTTCCACCAACACCATTTTCCTTTTAATTCATGTGTTAACTCGCCTACTTCATCTAGGATTGCTAAACTCAACTTATCTTCATCAATCTTATCTAATCCATACTCATCCATGATTGCTTTATCGAGTTTAGATTGCATTTTTAACATTTTTATAATTAATGCGATATCTTTAATTGTCATTTGTTATCTCCTTTTATAACACAATGTTTTCAATCAATGCTCTTTTTTCAAGAACAGATAAATACAATCCCATGTATTTTTGCTGCTCTCTTAACAACTCAAGTGGGCAATCATGCTTAGTTACTTCTTTTCCTAGCATTGTTTCTACTTCAATTTTGTTACAGAAATTCTTCAATTTCTCATATCTGATTTTTACTTGGTGATATTCTGCTACAAATCTTTCTTTGTAATCCTCAGAGTTCATTAACTCTACTGTTTCTTTTAATTCCATGTTGTTTTTCTCCTTTTTTTCTTTGATTTTTGTAATCTCAATTGATGCTGGATAAACTTGCAAAGCTTTTTGCTTAATTTCAAAAGATTTTCGATTTCTAATCTTATTCCAAACTTCTTTTTCTGAATTAGCTTCTACGATTTCATATAATTGAGCGAATATATTTGACTTAAATAAATATTTTGCCATGTTTTTCTCCTAATTAGAAAACAATAGTTTTCCTTTCTGCTTTTAAAACAACGTTTCTTGTTCAAATTTCTTACCATTGCACGTGAATACATTAGATTTCTTTTCTTGAGCCTTTGATTCATCAAAATATTTAACTAACTCGTTATAATTGCTTGTGAACGTCCCATCATAAGCAACTCCGTTAATCACTGTATGATAATCAAGATTAATTTCTTTATCTTCTCCAATTCTTTCAAAGACTAGTGCGTGCTCGTAATCTATATAAAACTCAGCGTTTGGAAACACACGTTTAATATATTTGTCCGCTTCTTTTAATTCGTAGTTTTTAAAGAATGAAGCGAATATTCCGTAAACGTTATTTATCAACATATTCCCCAATGTATAGGCTTCCTTCGATTACATACAGATTCATAATGTTTTCCTTTTTTGCTCCT